ACGCGCCAGTCGCCTCCGACGTTGCCAGATAGCCGCATCCTGATCTGGCGGCCCTGAAAGCGAACGCTCGTCGGGTTGCCCATCGTGTACGGGCCGTGGGAATCCTCTTCAGCCGTGGGGTAGAGGCGCGTCTTGAACGTGGCCGTCACGTCGCCGAGGTTGATCTCGTCAGGCACAAGTTCAGTGACAGCAGCGAGGTTGTCGCCAGCGCCAATGCGGAACGGGCCGCTCTCGGCGTAGACCTCGGCCCCGTCGTAGTTGAAGCCCGTCTCGTGGTCATAGAGGCGGCCAGCGGACGAGGCCCACACGGGCTGCCGGAAGATGCCGCGATCCACGCCAGCCGTGCGGTCGATGGAGCCGACAAGCCAGTGGCCGTCGTGGTGGTCAAATGCGACATAGCTGTCGATCTCGGTGGAGTTTGCGGACGGGTAGAAGAACCACACCTCGCCGTTCTGGCCATTGGACACGGCCCACGACTTGGTGACCTGCGCGGTGTTGATGTTGAGGAAGACGCGGTCCCACACTGGGCATGGCACCTCCTGAACGCGGGAGCCGTCGTAGTAGTAGAAGCCGCGCTGGCCCATCCAATAGATGCCGCTAGCCGTGTCGGCGATGGCCTTGCGGGCGACGGCACCAGAAGCCGTGCCAACCCGCTCAAACTGGTAGATAAACGGCGCACCGACGTAGACGGCTCTATGGGCATCTTGATCCGTCAGAATGATCGTTTGGCCTTGCGTCCTCGCGGCGCACATGATCTGGCCGGTTGTCTGGAGTAGCTGATCGCCAGCCTGATTGGTCGAGGCTGGCGTCCAGAGCGTGTTGTCCTCAAAGTCGCACCACTGCACCTTTCGCGGGTTGCCGCCAGCGCCGAGCGCCATGAGGAAGCGCTCCTCGGTGACGAAGAGGCTAAGGTTGTTGGTCGGCGCATTGGTGATAACCGCCGCAGGTGTGCCGGTGTTGAGTTGCCACTCGTATAGCTTGCCATCTGCGCTTGAGCAGGCGACGAGATATTGCCCCCAAGTGTCGAGCGCCCATGTCGTGACCTCGCCGTAGTTGCCAGTGTCGGGACGAGCTTGGCCGTAGTAGCCAGTGCCGTAATAGCCACCACTGTAGCCGGTGTTGACCGTCGCGTCCTCAACGCCAACCGTCAGGCCAGCGGGGGTGATGTCGTAGGTGATGCCGCCAGAGGTCGTTGCGTAGAGCTTATTGTAGGTGCCTGCCGCAATCCAGCGCGAGCCGCTATTGTCCTGCCACGCAATCATGCCGCGAGGCGGCGCGGCGTATGCGGCGGCTCCAATCCTGTCAGTCCATCCGCGAATTGGCCTCAGTGACCCTTCGCGCCAGCGGACGAAGTTGCCATCGCGCCAGCGGCCCTCGCTCTCGAGGTCCGTGCCGTGATTGTGGAAACCGGCTGGTGGCTTTATTTCGATGAGCGCCATTGACTGTCACCACCCGAGAGCCACGTAAATCTGATTGGTTTTAGTATCATCAACATCGTTTGCCCGATTGGCCTTAAAGCCAGTCGTTGTGATTGTGTTGGCGGTCCACGGAATCCATCCCGTTTCAGCGGTAGCCGTCCCCCCATTGAATACAGCCAAACACTCGTTGGGGAATGCGGCAGCAAAGTTTACCTGTTGATTGTCGTCGCTGTTGCTGTTGAACTTGCCGACCTTGACGATAAAGCCGTTTTTCAGAACGACATTCGCGTAGCCGTTCAGCGGAAGGTTAGCCCCACTGGCCATATACGCCTTGACACTCTGCTGCGAGGGGATGCCGGTGGCGCTATCGGAAGCAAAATCATCTTCATCCAGAAAGTCGTAAAGCAGGGCGGTATCCGCCGCGCTGTAGCCCTGCACCTTATTGGCGGCGGTCGTTTGGGCGGCAAGAGATGTCAGCAGGTCGTCGGACGCCTGCTTGCCATCGATTTGCGTCTGGATAGCGCTTGTCACGCCACTCAGATGTTGGAACTCGGCAGAGTCCACCGATCCGAGATACGTGCCGAGCGCAGTCCAGTTGGCATTCAGGGTCGTGCCCCAAGTGTCTTGCGATCCGCCGACCGTCGGCAGCGAGTAGCTAAAAGTGGCCATTTATTGCTCCGTCCATGTTCCGGTCGCCGCCGGTATGTCAGCCCAAGTCTTGCTCGCCTGTGGGCCATCAGTCCACGAGCCAGATGCCGCCGCCAAGTCAGACCAAATACCTGCAGCAGCGGCAGCGTCTGCCCATACGTCAAGCGCCGCGCTCGGCACCTCCCAGCGGTATCTCACCGTTGCGCTAAATATAGCACGCGGTGCGGATGTCGCGATACCCCGACGCACCCTGAGTGGAGCCAAGGCCAAGGAAGATGACGGCGATGCCAGAATGGACGAGGAGGCAATCTTTACCGCCGATTGAGCCATAGACGCAGATGTCGCGACAACCGCAGAAGTCGGCCTGACCCTATCTGCGGATGATGTGACGGTCGCGGCTGGCGCGATAGAGACGGATGATGTCTCAATTATTATATCGCCAACGGCGTATCCGACCACCCAATAATCTGATTCTACATAATATGTCTGCACCGGCATCCGTTATACCTCAACCAACTTTGGCGACAGTGATGCCGCCCCATGACCCACACAACGATTGATCGCCCAGTGAGTAGGCGACGGTGCCAAGCCGCCGCGCACCAAGAACAGTCTTGGCCTGTGATTGCTTTATGCGAGATGCGGGAGAGATCATCTAGCCACCACACAGTCCACTGACCTGTTCGTTGTGGACGATCACGTCGGTCAGTAGTCCGAGATCGTTGCGAGCCAGCCACTCGACTGTCCGTTGGGTGTCAAACAGAATTGGCGAGGCGATGTCGCAGTAGCTGTCAGTCTGGACGGCGCACCCAGCGACCAGCGCGAGACACGATGTCAGGGTCAGCGTTGATTTCATCTTCGATCTCCTTGGCCCTATTGATCTGGTCCAGCCGCTGGCGGTCGATTTTCGTCCGCTGGCGATCAATACCTCGCTGAACACCTGACCAGTAGAGACCAAAGAGGCCAGCCACAAAGGCCAGCGCGACCAGCGCGTAGAGTTGCAGTCTAGCGCCGACCATCTGCCCACGCCCTGATCCGCTCGCGCATGATCCACAGACCCAATAGCACGACCAGCACACAGCCGCCAATAGCCACTAGCTGGGCAGTGCCGTCAAGCGCCCCTGTCGCCGCCACAGCGCCGCCCACACCGGAGGCAATCTGCGCTGCCGAGGCTTGGACCGTCGTGGACTGCACCGGGCTTGTACGAGGCTCTGCGGGCTTCTGGTTGGGTGTGTAGTCTCTGGCCGGATACGCATCGCGATCCAGTTCAAAGTGTGGGCCATCGCGGAACTTCGTCCATCGTCCACCCCACTGAATCGCCACGCCTTCCAACGCTGCCGCTGCCTCGACCGCAGGGCCAAGGTGGTCGTAGAAGGCCCACGAAAACGACGGACCATCAGGACCAATGGGGACCAGATCAACCGCGTGGCCGGTCAGGTGTCGGCTGTTCATGGTCTTCGACGCGCCAGACGCAACCAGTTGTCTCTGCCGCTCTGTCGTCCGCAGTCCTTCGATGACCACGAAGTCAACGGGGCTTTCTTGCAGCGCCCGGTCGATCACCCGACGCAGGTCAGGGTGTATCCCCCTGAGATTGTTCAGGCTGCGTTGGCTATAGCGTCTCATCGCCGCTCCATTGCCATCAGGATACGATCCGTCTTGTCCATAAGGCTGTCGATCTGCGCTTCAATCCGGCCAAGCTGGACCGCCTGCTGTTGCGCCCGGTCGGTGATCTCGCCCACCTTCACCTCTACGTGATCGAGGCGCTTGGTGTTGTTGTCCACGTCCGACGACATCTGCGAAAACATCCAGACGACGCCGACACCCTGCACCAGCAGGCCGACAAGGAGAGTGACCGGAACAGATTTTGAGAGGTGCCAGCTTTCGTCCATTTTGCCTTACCTTACCACGGTGTGCCTTGGATCGTCGGTGGGGTCTGCTGGTCTCGGATTTGCTTCTCGACCAGCGCCTCGACCGCGCCCATGTCGAAGCCCTCGGAGTGCCAAACCCATCCCAGAACATCCGATTGCGTCAGTTCTGCGAACGGCTTGAAGTCCGGCGCGGATGCATCGGGCGCGAAGGACACGGACCCGTAGACGAGACCCTTGGTGCCGTCTGACTCATCCTCTCCGGTGCATTCCCAATGGGCTTGGGTGACCCCGCCGTCAGCAGCGTTGCGATCCAGTTGGAGGATCTTCCATTCAAGTGCAATCATTTTTAGTCTCCCTACCAAGTCGAAAGCGCCGCGCGCTTCCATGTGTTTGCTGCCACGCAGACATAAATGTAATTGCTGTTCCAGCAGATCAGACCGGGGTTACCACCTGCCGACGCGCTGGGCGGGGTTTGGGCCGTGCGAATGCGGATCGCATCCGAGTTCACATCGAGCGCCTCAGTGGGGTTCGTCGTGCCGATGCCGACAGTGCCATCGCTTTTGATCCGCATCCTTTCAGACGAGTTGGTCGTGAAACGCATCGAGTTGTCCGTATGAAAGTACAACAGCGTTCCTACTTCGGCGGCGTCAGTGTCC